CAGTTATACACACGGTGTGTATAAAATTTTAGGAGAACTACTATGTGGACAAAACCAGCTGCAACAGAAATGAGATTTGGCTTTGAAGTAACTATGTACGTAATGAACAAGTAATGGTCATAGTAACAGACTGCTATTAAGTTAGCACTAAATTGGGGGCTTAATGCCCCCTTTTTGTTTTTATAATGTGTTATAATGCTTGCAAATAGTATCAATTCAGGTATTATTTGGGAATCCGGGTTACCCGGCTTATCAGACTGTCCCGGCAGACGCATACAAGACGGATAAGCTTAACTTTGTATGAAGGAAAAATATTATGGCATTAACAACATTTAGCGGCCCAGTCGCGTCAAACAACGGCTTCATTGCCCCAACTTATACAGTATCAACAGCAAATGCAATCCCTGCAGCAGATAAAACAGTAGGTCAAGTTATCTATGTATCAAACGGTTTAGCAGGCGCTCCTACTTTAGCTATTTGGACTGGTTCTATCTGGGCATCAGCAGCTGGCACAGCAATCTCAGCAACTTAATTAACTCTTTTTTAATCTAAGGAGATTAATTATGATGCAAACTGATGTTTTAGCCTCAACTCTGGCTGATACCGGATCAATAGGATATGCAACTAGACTTAAGGGTTTAGTTATTTCTTACACAGCTGGTACAGGTTCAGTCGTACTAAAAGACGGTGGATCAAGTGGTACAACAAAATTTAGTTTTACTGCTCCTGCTACTACTAACGGCGCAATTAATATTATCATTCCAGGTGAAGGTATTAGATTTGATACTTCCATTTATGGTTCTATTACTGGCGCAACTGTAACAGTGTTCTATGGCTAGCAAGAAAAAAGGTCCAAGCTTAGCAGTCGGACGTGGTGAGAAGCTCCCTGTGTCTAAAGGCGCAGGTCTTACCGCTAAAGGTCGTGCTAAATATAATGCAGCTACAGGATCAAATTTAAAGGCACCACAACCACAAGGTGGTGCTCGTAAGAGATCATTTTGTGCACGTATGTCTGGAATGCCAGGTCCTATGAAAGATGAAAAAGGTAGACCTACTCGTAAGGCTGCTTCTTTAAAAAGGTGGAATTGCAAATGACAAAATATTTTGAAAATATAGATGATCATACTAAACATTTAATAGATGGGGTTTCGGTGGCAACAGTTATGGGTACATTAATGAGCTGGTTACCAGCAATCGCAGCACTATTTACTATTATATGGACAGCTATTCGCATTTATGAAACTAAAACTGTGCAAGGCTGGTTGAAAAAAGGCAAATAATGAAAGCTTTTATAGACAAGGTGTTTAAAATGAAGAAACAAAAACAAAAGGAATTATTAGATGAAATCGCTAATACAGAAATTAAAGAGCAAGCTACAGAAGCTGCTGTCGAAGCTATCATTGAAGAAGTAAAAAAAGATAGTAAGAAAAAAGAAGTAAAAGAAGTAAAAGAAGTTTTTTCTAAACCTGGACATTACTTCGCAGATTGTAATTGTTTTAAATGCGTAAGATGGAGAAATCAAAGTGCCTAGTAAATCTAAAGCACAACATAATTTGATGGCAGCTGTAGCTAATAACCCAGCCTTCGCTAAGAAAGTTGGTATTAAAAAATCAGTAGGAGAAGAGTTTATGAAAGCAGATAAAAACAAAAAATTTAAAGGAGGCGGTATGGCTAAAGCATGCGCAACAAAATCAGATGCAAAGATGATTGCTAAAAAAGAAGTTAAAGGACATGAATCATCAATGCATAAAATGAAAAAAGGTGGCATTGTAGAAAAAGGTACAGGCGAGAAATATAAGTCTAAGGCTGCTATGATGAAACACGAAAAGAAAGAATCTAAAGCTCAAGAAATGAAAGAGCATAAAATGAAGTCAGGCGGTTCATGTGGCTACGCTAAAGGTGGTGGCATCGAGAAAAAAGGCAAGACTAAAGGCAAGATTATTTAAGGAGATTTATTATGGGTCTATTTAGTAAAAACACAGCAACAGCAACAGCATCGCCAGACGGAAGTGTTCCTGCAGAAGGAAAAGGGTTTTTTGGTTCAGTAATGAGAGACGCAATTGGACAAATAAAAGCTCAAGGTGGATTTGATTCTAACTTAAATAAAGCTCCTAAAACTAACATCAATGTTAATTTAGTTGATGATAAATTTGAAAAAGGCTTTAAAAAAGGCGGTAAAGTAAAAGCATCTTCAGCTTCTAAACGTGCTGATGGTTGTTGTGTCAAAGGCAAAACAAAAGGAAGGATGATTTAATCATGGGGTTTAAGGGGTTTGATAGAATGAAAAACGCAATGGACAAAATTCAAGATCTACAAGAAAAAGATTCAAATAAAACGGTAGAAGTAGATAATAAAAAGAAACCCGTAAAAGTAATTAAAGCAGGTGATATGTCTCCTGAAACTAAAGCTTTACCTGATGAAGTAGTTAAACCACCAAAAGGAATTGGTGAATCTGAAAAAGATATGGGCCCAATACCTGCTAAGAAAAAAGGTGGAAAAATAACAGCTGCTAATTATGATAAAGAGTATGGCAAAATATATCGTAAAGCAGTTAAAAAAATGTCTTCTGGCGGTTCAGTAGGATCAGCTTCTAAACGTGCTGACGGCTGCGCTACAAAAGGTAAAACAAAAGGACGTATAATCTAATGAGACCTTCACGTGGTATGGGCGCTATTAAAAAGACTAAGATACCTAGCGCTACTGAAAATAAAATGCCTAAAGGCGTTGTTAAAAAACGTCGTGATAACACAGATTTTATTCAGTACAAAGAAGGTGGACCTGTAGGACTCTATGCAAATATAAATGCTAGAAAGAAAAAAGGTATTTCACGTTCTAAATCAGAGTCTACAATATCACCTAAAGCTTATGCAAATATGAAGGCAGGATTTCCTAAAGGGAAAAAATAATGGTAGATAGAACCACAGGCACCACGAGTTTTAACTTAGATTTAAACAATCTTGTTGAAGACGCATTTGAACGATGCGGACAAGAATTACGTACTGGATATGATCTACGTACTGCACGACGTTCTTTAAACTTGATGACTATTGAGTGGGCTAATCGTGGTATTAACTTATGGACTGTAGAACCTGGCCAAATTAATTTAAACCAAGGTCAGATTATGTATGCGTTGCCCGTTGATACAATTGATTTGCTAGACATGGTAACTAGAACCGGCACAGGATCAAATCAACAAGACATTAATATCAATCGTATTAGTGAGTCAACCTATATTACAATACCAAACAAAAACGCTACAGGTCGTCCTATCCAAGTGTGGATTAATAGACAAAGCGGCCAAGAGAATCCTACTGATATTACGTTAAACGAAACATTAACAGTTACAGATACAACAGCTGATGACACTATTACATTGTCTTCCACAGTAGGCTTAGCACAATTTGGTTTTATTAAGATTGATAGTGAGACTATTCAGTATGGCGGTATTAGTGGCAATACAATTACAGGATGTATTCGAGCTGTAAATAATACAACAATAGCTGCTCACTCAATTGGAGCTAGAGTGTATGTACAAAACTTACCTACAGTAAATGTATGGCCAGCACCAGACCAAAGTGACTTTTATCAATTTGTTTATTACAGATTAAGACGTGTTCAAGACGCAGGTAATGGTGTGACAGTACAAGATATTCCATTTAGATTTATACCATGCATGGTAGCAGGGTTAGCTGCGTATTTAAGTATGAAGTTACCTAATGTTATGCCTGATAGAATTCAAATGTTAAGAGCAGACTATGAAGCAGCGTTCCAATTAGCAGCTGAAGAAGATAGAGAAAAAGCAGCAGTAAGGTTTGTGCCTCGCGAAATGTTTTATCACGGGTAACTAAATGCCTAGTAAATATTCAAGTGGTAAAAATGCGATTGCCCAGTGTGATCGATGCAACTTTAGATATAAACTATCTCAGTTAAAACGGTTGGTTATTAAGACCAAAAATGTTAATATACTTGTATGTCCTGAATGTTGGGAACCGGATCAGCCACAATTAAGTTTAGGCTTGTACCCAGTTAATGATCCGCAAGCAGTTAGAAATCCAAGACCTGATAGTCCTAGTTATTATCAGTCGGGTTTAAATGGATTACAAACGCTAGAAGTAACAGGATCATTACAAAGTGAAACAGGTGTGCCACTATTAGGTAGTAGAATTATACAGTGGGGCTGGGCTCCTGTAGGTGGAGCAAGATCAAACGATGCCGGATTAACCCCTAATGATCTGGTAGCAATAGGTAATGTAGGTACAGTAACAGTAACAACAACTTAAGGAGAAGTAACATGGCATATAAATCAGGAGCTGACGGTATTACCAAACAAGGTAAAACTAAGGGTCGCAATTTAGGTGATGACGGCGCTAAAGTAGGTATCTCAAAAGGTCCTAAACATGCAGGTTCTAAAGGCGGTAAAAAGAACATTGACATGAAAACTATGGGTCGCGGTATGGCTAAAGTAGCAGCACAAAAAAGAGGATAATAATCATGGCTAAAGATAACAGATCGGCAGCACAATCAACAGGTACTGAGTTTTTTCCTGCTGATACTGCACAACCATTAGAAAAATATATTCAACCAAGAGTAAATCCGAATAGCTTAGATATTCAGGTTTCTCAAGATCCTAATAAGTTAAAGTCACAAGACCTTAATTTTAAAACAGCTAGACAACGTGTTAGCGCAGGTGATCCTGGTTCTAAAGTTATTAATCGAAATGGTGAAACCCAAATTCGTGGTTGTGGTGCAGCTACAAAAGGTACTAAAGCTAGAGGCCCAATGGCGTAATAAATGAATTACACTCAGTTAGTAGCTCAGATACAGGACTATACAGAGAATCAGTTTACAACGACTGTAGTAAATACGTTTATTACTCAAGCTGAACAGAGGATCTATAATACAGTTCAATTACCAGCGTTACGTAAAAATGTAACCGGTACTGCAACATTAGGCAATAAGTATTTAGCTATGCCTAACAATTGGTTGGCTACGTTTAGTTTAGCTGTTATTAATGCGGCTAATGAGTATACATATCTTTTAAATAAAGACGTTAATTTTATAAGACAATCGTTTCCAGATACGGATTCTGATTTTTACGGCGAGCCTCAGTATTATGCGGTGTTTGATCAAAACACATTTATTTTAGGTCCTACACCGGATGCTAATTATTCGATGGAGTTACATTATTTTTACTATCCTGAGTCTATTACTACGGTAGCAGGAGGTCAAACTTGGTTAGGTGATAACTTTAGTTCAACTCTTTTATACGGCTCTTTATTAGAAGCCTATACTTATATGAAGGGTGAAAAAGATGTACTTGATAATTATAGAGCTAGATACGATGAAGCTATGGCATTATTGAAACAACTTTCAGATGGTAAAGATCGTCAAGATGCTTATAGAAGCGGTCAGGTAAGGTATCCAGTACAATGATTTTAGGACAAGCACAGACCACAACTTTTAAGCTTAATTTATTAAAAGGCTTAGAAAATTTTAACACAGGGTCACCATATACATATAAAATAGCATTGTATAACGCTACTGCCACTATTAATAGTGAAACAACGGCATATACAACAGATAACGAAATTACGGGCACTGGCTATACAGCAGGGGGTAAAATTTTAGTTCCTACTGTGGGCAGTGATACTAGTAATAACACGGCTTATGTTACGTTTGCTAATGTAACTTGGAGCCCTGCAAATTTTACCGCAGCTGGCGCTTTGGTGTATAATAGCAGTACAAACGCATCGGTCGCAGTACTAAGTTTTGGTGGAGAAAAAATAGCCACTACAACATTTACGATACAATTTCCAACAGCAACCTCAACCACTGCTGTATTAAGAATTAACTAAAGGAGTAATTATGAGCAATATGGACAAATTTGGAATGGGCGACTCAGTTGATGCGTCTGTGACAAGAAATGCTGGATCAGGCGAAGAGTTTGGTCTAAACGGTGTCTATACATTTACATGCTACGATCAAGACGGCAATGTTAAATGGGTAGATGGCTTTGAAAATTTAACAACAAACGTAGGTCGTCAAAACTTACTAGATTCATACTTTGCTAACACCGGTGGTGGCGCAGTGGTTATGGGTCTTATGACTAATAATGCTGTACCATCATCTACCCCAGCTTATACAGATACACAAGCATCACATGCTGGTTGGTTTGAAGCAGGTGCTACTAATGCACCTACATATTCAGGCAATAGAAAAACACCAACATTTAGTTCCGCAACAAACGCTAACCCATCAGTGTTATCTACATCATCTGCCGTAGTATTTTCTATGACAGGTTCTGGTACTGTAACAGGTGCGTTTATTAATATTGGTGGTTCTGCAACGATTGATAATACAACAGGTACATTGTTCTCTGCAGGTAACTTTACAGCTGGTTCTAAAACTGTAACATCAGGTGATACAATTAACGTAACATACACTTTATCAGCTTCGGGCTAAGGAGTCCTAAATGGCTCTAGTAGTCTATGATCGAGTCCAGGAAACGACGACTACATCAGGTACAGGTTCTGTAACCTTACTTGGTGCAGTCAGCGGATTCCAATCGTTTGCTGTTGTTGGAAATAGCAATACTACCTATTACACTATTACAGATGGTGCCGCATGGGAAGTAGGTATTGGTACATATTCAACTTCTGGTCCTACGTTAGCACGTACTACAGTATTATCTAATTCAAACGGTAATACATCACCTATTACTTTATCAGGTGGTTTAGCTCAAGTCTTTGTTACATACCCTTCTGAAAAGTCAGTTAATCTAGATGCTTCTGGTAATGTTACTCCTTTAGGTACCATTGCGTCTGGCACTTGGCAAGGAACTACGGTTGGTGTTTCTTACGGCGGTACGGGTGTAACATCTTCTTCTGGTGCGAATAGCGTAGTTTTACGAGACGCTAATCAAAACACTTCACTTAATAATATCTTTAGAAATACAACTTCTACGGTATCTGCAGCGGGAACAACAGTACTTACAGCCGCGTCATCGTATACTCAAGTATTAACAGGTACTACAACACAAACCTATCAATTACCTGATGCTACTACGTTAGCAAATGGTGCGAGCTTTCAGTTTAATAATAATTCTACTGGCCTTTTAACTATTGTAAATAATGGATCAGGCGCAGTTGCTACTGTAGCTGCTGGCGGTGCAACTCAAATATTCTTGACATCAACGAGCACTGCTAATGGTACTTGGGATGTACACGGCTTTATACCTGAGAATATACAGTGGGGTACAAATTCTTTATACTTAGCTAGTGATGTGATTACAGGTGGTACTTGGAACGGTGGTACAATCGGCACTCCTTACGGTGGTACAGGCTTAACTAGCTTTACTTCTGGCGGTGCTTTATATGCAACATCAACATCGTCGTTAACAAGCGGTACCTTACCTACAACTTCTGGTGGTACAGGATTAGCTACATACACAACAGGCGATGTCATATACGCAAGCGCTACAAATACTCTAGCTAAACTTTCTATTGGGTCTACTGGTGAAGTACTTACTGTATCCGGTGGTATTCCAGCATGGTCTGCAATACCAAGTAATGTATCATCATTCCAAACATCGTTAAGTGGATTAACACCAAGCACAGCCACAACAGGCGCTGTTACATTGGCAGGTACATTAGGCGTTGATTCAGGAGGTACAGGCCAAACTACATACACAGACGGCCAATTACTTATTGGTAATTCAACAGGCAATACTTTAGCTAAATCTACATTAACAGCGGGTACAGGCATTAGTATTACAAATGGTTCTGGATCTATTACAGTTGCTTCTACTGTAACTTCAGGGGTCACAATTACTAATGATACATCTACAGCAACTTCGTTATATCCTACATTTACTAGTGCTACAACAGGATCAGTAGCAGGTCTTAGTGTAACAAGTAGTAAGTTTACCTTCGTTCCTTCAACAGGAACCTTTACTGTACCTAACGTAGAAGCTTCAAATGGTATGATTGTAAATAGTGCTACGGTGTCAACAAATTATTCTATACCTGTGGGTTCTAATGCAATTGCAGTTGGTCCCGTAACTGTAGCAGGCGGAGCAGCGGTAACTATACCTTCAGGATCTCGCTGGTTGGTGTTGTAAATGTTTGGATTATCGACCTTTGCTCAAGCGCCTTTTGCTTCATTAGGTGGAACAAAGTACGATGTAGCTACGGATGAAAGCTTTAGTTTAAGTGATGTTTTTGCTATATCAAAAGTAGATTATGCTGGACTAGTTAATGATACTATTTCAATAACTGATGATGTACCGAACCAGTTTAATTACTTTTTAACTAATGCAGAAACGTTTAATTTAGTTGCTGACTTTGCAGGTAATTTAGATTCAAACGCTGCTAATGATGAGACTATAACACTAACTACAACAGAGGACGGTGTAGTAGCTACATTACATTCGGTAGCTGAAGCATTTAGTATAAGTGAAGCGGTATCAACTCAAGTTAGCTTTGAAGGCGAAACTGACGAGGCCTCTACACTAAATACAACTGAAAATGGTAATGCTAACTTTGTAGGGCTAACAACTGAAACAACAACACTAACTACAACTGAAGCAGGTGTAGCAAGCTTTGCAGGATTAGCAGCAGAAGCAATAACATTTACAGATACAGAAAATGCACAAGTTGACTTTGTAGGCGTAGTTAATGAAAGTGCTACACTAGCTGATCTTGTAAATGGAAATGCTGATATATATCAAATAGTAACAGAATCATTTACTTTAACTGATAGCTCTATAGGCGGTTTAGCATTATTTGGAACAGTAAATGAATCCGTTACTTATACGGATGCTTATGGTAGTGTTAGGGCTATTAATGTATCGGTAGTCGATTCAACAGGCTTTACAGATACATATACTGTAGTAGCTAATTTTAACCCAACAATATCTGAAGTTATAACGCTTATGGATATGGCATGTGCTACAGGTTGGTTTGCAATCAATGATGCTCAAACACCAAATTGGGGTTTAATACCTACTACTGTACCATGTATTTAATATATAATATGAAAACAATAATTTTTGGTAGTGCTAAGTAATACAATAGGAGAATTTAATGGCAAATATAATTAATGCAATAACAACAGGTACTGGTGGTTTATCCACTACAGCAGATGCCTCAGGAGCCATAACTTTTCAGAACAATGGCTCAAATACAGCTACTTTAGATACAAGTGGTAATTTTGCTGCGGTAGGTTCTGTAAGTGGAGCTTCTTTAAGTACACCAGGTAATATCTCATCTCCTACTGGTACTATGACTATTGCTACCATTAACGCTTCAGGTAATATCTCGACTCCAACAGGTACAATTACTGCGTCTTCATTTTCTGGTAATGGCTCAGGTCTAACAGGTATTGCTGGCGGGTTCTCAAACATGACAGTATTCACTTCACCTGGCACATTTACTACACCTGCTAGCACTACTAAAATTAAAGTCACAGTTGTGGGCGGCGGTGGCGGCGGCGGTGGGGGCAACCCTGCGGGTTCCGGTGGTGGAGGAGGTGGTGGTGCTATTTATGTAGGTCCTGTATCTGCTTCTACTCCTTACGGAGTAACTGTAGGCACTGGAGGATCAGGCGCTCCTCCTACAGGTCCAACCATAGGTGGCACAGGAAATACTTCTTCTTTTGCTTCTTTAGCTTCTGCTACTGGCGGTACTGGTGGTAGGGGTGCTCCTGCTCAGGGTTTTGGCGGCGTTGGGGGCGCTGGTTCTGCTGGCACATTACAAATTACTGGTGGTACTGGTGGTGCAGTTGTTTCTGGTAGTGTTAATGGAGTTGGCGGGCCATCAATCATGGGTGGCGGTTCAGGCATAAATCCTCCTAATTCACAAGGACTTGTAGGTGGTAATTATGGTGGTGGTGGTGGCGGTAGTAACCAAACTGGTGGCGCTGGCGCTGGTGGCGTAGTCATCGTAGAATTTTAAGAATAAAACAAATAGGAAATAAATTATGAGTAGTGTAGTTATAGCAGGAAATACATCAGGATCAGTTACACTAGATGCCCCAAACGTAGCGGGTACTACGGTATTAACCTTGCCTGCAACGTCAGGCACAGTCGTTACAACAGCCACAGCATCAGGCATAAGCGGCTCAGCAATTTCCACAGGTACAGTTGGTGTATCAGTCGGTGGTACAGGACAAACTACAGCTTCAGCAGCGTTTAATGCTTTAAGTCCTATCACTACAACAGGTGATTTAATTGTTGGTGATGGTTCTAATTCTGCTACTCGTTTAGCTATCGGCTCTAATAATACTGTTTTAACATCTAATGGTACTACAGCAACATGGGCAGCGGCAGCTGCTGGCGGGTTCTCAAACATGACTGTCTTTACAAGCCCAGGAACATTTACAACTCCAGCTACAACAACAAAAATTAAAGTCACAGTTGTGGGCGGTGGCGGTGGCAGTGGTGGTCCTGGTGGTATTGTTGGCGGTGGCGGAGCTGGCGGGGGTGCGGCTATTTATGTAGGCCCTGTATCTGCTTCTACTGGTTACCCTGTATCTGTTGGAGGTGGAGGTGGTAGTGGTGGAACTGGTAATACTCCTGGTTCAACAGGTGGGACATCATCTTTTAGCTCATTAGCGTCTGCTACAGGTGGTGTCGGAGGACCTTCTCCAAGTAGTGGCACTCCACAATTAGGCGGTGTAGGAACTGCAGGTACATTACTACTTACCGGTGGTGCTGGAACTCCTAATAATCCAAGTGCTAACCCTAACTTGGGATTTGGAGGTACTTCTATTTTCAGCGGAGGAGGAGCAACTTATGCGAATGCTACTTCAGGCAATGGAGGTAATTATGGTGGCGGTGGCGCTGGAGGTAGAAATACTAATTCTGGTGGTTCAGGTGGACCAGGTGTTGTAGTTGTAGAATTTTAAGAATTAAGGAGAAACAAAATGGCAAAGAAAGCATTAATTTCAACAGTAGAACCTAGAGAATCAGGTTATAGAGTAGCTCAAGTAGAAGACGCAGCAAACGTTTTTGAAGTAGCACCTACCTTGATGTGGGTTGACTGTGCAGATAACGTAGTAGCAGATCAATTCTGGTATGACCCAAGTGACCAGCTTATTAAAGAGAATCCTGTTGTGGTTGTAGAAGCACCAGTTGTGGTTGCACCTACTAAAGAAGAGCTTATGGCTCAGTTAGCTGCATTACAAGCACAAATTACAGCATTATAAAAATAAAAGTTAGGAGTAGAACATGGCAATTACCTTAGACGGCACCACGGGGATAACCGCACCAGCCATAGACGTAGCAACCCCAGTTGCAGCTGTTGACGGCGGTACGGGCTTAAACTCATTCACAGCTAACGGTGCGATGTATGCAACATCAACATCTGAGTTGACTACAGGAACTTTACCTGTCGCTTCAGGGGGTACAGGCCAAACAACATATACTAACGGGCAGCTTCTTATAGGTAATACAACTGGTAATACATTAACTAAAGCAACGCTTACAGCAGGGGCGGGTACAACTATAACTAATGGTTCTGGATCTATAACAATTGCACCTGATAGCGGGTATAATGGTTTTGGTGCTAGAACAGTATCTACGGGCACGCCTACAGGTGGATCTGATGGCGATATTTGGTATAAATATTAAGGATTAAAATGAACGCAATTATTGTTACTGAAAAAGAACTTAAAGTTAATGGATATCCAGTATCTACACTTCCAAATTTAGGGTTTGAATATTTATATTTATACTACGAGCCTGAAGCTCAAAACTTATTTAAATTTGTAAAAGTCGGTAAAGATTTAATTAAGTCTAATTTATTAGAAAGTGAAAAAGAACAATGTGCTTCTTATTGCAGTTCCTTTGTTCCTGAAATTGTAGAGCCAATACAACCAGCACCTGAAGCAGAAGACCCATTAATTAATTTTGTAACTGTTGATGGATTTGTCGGAGGTGTAAAACCAAAAAGCCAACTTGAAGCCGGTGAAGTAGAACTATCTAGAGAAGACATTAGAAGTATTGCGTATTCATCTGTAAATCAAATAGATTACATTTGGGACTTTCAACAATCTAAATTTATTGGGCTAGGATATGAAAATCAGCGCTTACAAAGATATTATGCTGAAGTTCCAATTAACAATCAACTAGACGCAATTTGGGCATTTATTGAAGCTTCAGGAGTTGAATTACCTACAAAGACCAAAGAAATTTTAGATAAACTAAAATCTATTAAACAAGATATACCTAAATCGTAATGAAAATTATTGAAGTAAATGGAGGCTATTGCAGAAAGCCGTTTGAATGTGATTTTGTTCCAAGGCCAACTTATTCATCTTTGTTTATAGATATAACTGATGTTACACCACAGCCTGATGAATTTTGGCGATACGATTATCAAACAAAACAATTTTTTGCGCCAGACGGAGATATAAACGATATAAACTCTGAATACTCTATTAGGTTAAAGTGGAATGACATTAGAAACCAAAGGTCAATATTTTTGATTGAATCTGATTGGACACAATTACCTGATTGTGCTTTGCCAGCAAAAGAAAAAAAGGCGTGGAAAGAATATAGACAAGAGCTGCGTGATTTACCTCAAAAGTATGCTAACATAAATCCTATGTTCGTTGTATTTCCGGTAAGGCCAAGTCATATAATAAAAAGAACATTTATGCAGCGTTTAATATTTGTAGTCAACAAAGTTTTTAGGAATAAATAATATGCCAACAAGCGTAAAAACAGGTGGGGTGTTTCAGACAGCGGTAAATATTTATGTTAAACGCTCAAGTGTTTGGTCGGAAGCTAACACTGTTTATGTAAAATCAGGTGGCGTATGGCAGACTGTTCATCAAGGCTATCCTGGTCCAGGTTCACAAACATTTAATACATCTGGTACTTTTACCGTACCGGCCGGCGTTTCTAGTATTAATGTATCTCTTCAAGGCGGTGGCGGTGGCGGCGGAGGTGGTGGTTGGTCATCAGACAATGTAGCTCCTGCTGGCGGTGGTGGTGGCGGTGGAGGTGCAGGGACTACTACAGGAAATTTTTCTGTATCAGGCGGTGCGAGTTATTCTGTTAATGTATCAAGCGGTGGTTCAGGTGGCGGTGGTATGCCATATATAGGTGGATCATCTGGCGGTGGCGGTGGCGGAAATGCTAGTGCTTTTGGCGCTTTATTATCATTAGGTGCAGGTAATTCTGGTGGTAATGGAGGGCAGGGCAATAGAGGTCTTGGAGGCACGGGTAGTAGCGGTGGCGCAAGTGGTTCGGCTGGATTTCCAGCGGCAGGCGGCAGTGGACCTGTAACTTGTGGTAATGGTTATGGCAATCCAGGCTCTGGAGGACATGGAGGTGCTGGTGGATTTGGTGGTGCTGGTAATGGGGGCGCAGGACAAAGACAGTGTGCTGGATCTGGCGGAAACTCTGGTAGCTCAGGTAGAGTTGTTGTAAATTGGTAATTAATCCGTCCATCACAATTGATGAAATGCCTGTATGGATTTTTGATAATTTTTTGCCGTTGCATTTACATGATGGTATGTATTCATATTGTCAAAAGAGCCTATATTCATCAGATCATTCATCAAACTTAAATTCTGAACTGTTGCACCCAAGACTAGTTAGCAAACTAACCCAAGAACAAATAATATCATTACCTTTAACTGAAGCGTTTAAGACAACAGCAGCAGAATTAGGATATAACATAAATATAGAACGTGCTTATATTAATTTATGTTCTAAAGACACTATATGTACTTCTCATGTTGATGGTCAAGAAGTTGGTTTAACTATGATATATTACCCAAATACTAAATGGGATATTGATTGGGGAGGTGATACATTGTTTTTTAATGCAGATAAAGAAATAGCTTTTGCATCCCTTTGTAAGCCAAACAGAGCCTTATTTTTTGATCAAAGAATTTTGCACACAGCAAGACCGCCAACATATCTTGCGCCTGTATTTAGGTACACAGTAGCATATAAATCTTTGAGCAGACATGTATAGCTTTAAACAAGAAATACCCCCATATAATCCGCCCGATAAGTATAGCTTTGCTTATTGGGAAAATTTTTTTACTGAAGAAGAATTAAATAAAATACTTTCTTTGAAAGAATGGGACAACGTAGAAACTGCAAAAATTAAGATGTGTGAAGATGGAAATGGCCGGCCAACCATTGATAGCAACCTACGTAGAACAAATATTTCTTGGATTGACAACAATCAAGATACCAAGTTTATTTGGGATAAATTGTCATTAATTATAGCTGAAGTTAATTGCAGATATTTTCAGTTTAATTTAACTGGCCTATACGAAAACATACAATTAGGGTGTTATAGATCAGAAAGTCTAGATGAATATGGATGGCACGTTGATACAACATTAAGTGCTTATGGAGTTATGCGCAAACTTTCTATAGCTTTATTATTATCTGATACTGCTGAATTTGAAGGCGGTGATTTAGAATTAAAACCTAGTAGTGATACTCCAGTCAAACTAGAACAAAAGAAAGGAAGGGCTTGGTTTTTTCCGTCTTATATGTTGCATAGAGTAACTCCAGTTACAAAAGGCGTTAGAAAATCATTAGTTGTTTGGGTAGGGGGACCGCCGTTTAAATAGGAAAATTATGAAAGTAGAAATTGATAATTTTATTGGCGTTTTTGAAAATGCTTTTTCATCACAATTTTGTAATCAAGTTATAGATGAGTATGAAAAAAGCGTCAAAGCTGGGTTCGGTAAAACTCGACAAGAGCATGATAGAGCCCCAAAATTAATGAAAGAGGATGTAAGTGTTTTTACAAACTCGGTAGAACTTGATGCTTTATTTTTTTCTTCGCAAAAAGAATTTAATACAGTATTTTGGGACGAGTGTTATCCATATTATGAAGAAAAGTATTCAGTTTTAAATTATTCTGATAGGTTTACAATATATCAATTGAAGGTCCAAAAAACTTTAGTTGGTAGCGGTTATCATGTTTGGCATTATGAGTCAGGAAGTAGAGCAACATGTCAAAGATTAATGTTTTTTATCCTATATCTTAATGACGTGGATGAAGGCGGCGAAACTGAGTTTTTATATTTGCATAAACGTGTCAAACCAAAACAAGGAACTTTAATACTTGCACCAGCAGCGTTTACTCACACACACCGTGGGAACCCGCCATTAACGGGTACAAAATATATTATGACTGGCTGGTTAGAATTTTAAAGTAAAATGTAGTAAAATATAGCAAAATTAAAAGGAATTTATTATGGCAAGTACCTATTCACCACTTAAAATAGAGCTCATTGGAACCGGCGATCAGTCAGGTACATGGGGTACAACTACAAACGTCAATTTAGGCACAGCGATTGAAGAAGCCATTACTGGTTCTGCCGATGTTACGTTTTCAAGTGCTGACGTTACCCTAACCCTTACTAATACCAATACGACTCAAACTGCTCGTAACCTACGTCTAAACTTAGTAGGCTTAGTAAGTGCTGCTCAAAACCTTATTGTCCCAGCAATTGAAAAGCAATACATCGTTAATAACACTTTAACTTACGACATTACAGTTAAAAATTCTACTGGTACCGGTGTTGCAGTTCCTGCTGGTAAATCAATGATCGTGTTTAATACAGGATCAAACGTGGTTGAAGTTGTAACGGCTCTAGCTACAGGCACAGTGATCCCCGTTGCAAACGGTGGTACAGGAGTTACAACATCAACTGGCACTACAAACGTTGTATTAAGTAATTCGCCTACATTATCAAACTCTACATTAACAGGAACAACCACGTCTTCAGGAACATTAGCAGTTACAGGTGGCTTTACCTTAGACGGAGATGCAGGGACTTTAGGTCTAGCGGTGATATCAGCAGGTGCTGGAAACACGCCTACATGGGGAACGCTAAGTGTAAGTGGTGGTGGAACAGGAACAACTACGCTTACAGGTGTTATAAAAGGTAATGGTACATCTGCATTTACTGCGGCTACAGCGGGTACAGATTTTGTAGCGCCAGGCACAGCGACTACGTTTACTGCTAAACAAACATTTACAGGAGCATCTAGTGTCATTTCATCTAAATTTGTAAATGCTTTAGAAGGTGTCACAGTATCAGCAACATCAGCCACAGGCACTATTAATTATGATGTTACAACTCAATCAGTTTTATACTATACATCTAATGCTTCAGCAAACTGGACTGTAAACTTTAGAGCCTCTAGTGGTACATCTTTAGATACAGCTATGGCGACAGGCGAGGCAATTACAGTTGTATTTTTAGTCACACAAGGTTCTACCGCATACTATAACAATGCTGTTCAAATTGATGGATCTTCAGTTACACCTAAATATCAAAATAGTGCAGCGTGGTCTTTCGGTTATGCTTCAAGCGTAAATGCTTATACTTATACTATTGTTAAAACAGGTGCAGCAACATTCACAGTATTTGCAGCTTTAACACCATTTAGTTAGGAATTCATCAATGCCGTTGTTATCAAGAATAGCCTCACAAGCCGCAAACGGATATGGCATGTTTTCAGGCGAAAGTATTTATGATGATATCACTATTTTACTTGTAGCGGGCGGCGGAGGCGGCGGTGCTAAGCGAGGTGGCGGTGGCGGTGCTGGTGGATACAGAGAATTTTCTGCAGGCACATTTACTTTCAAAAGAGGCACTAGCTATGCAGTTACTGTAGGTGCTGGAGGTGCTGGAGGATTAACTGAAAACGTTACGGGGGGAGTCGGTAGTACTTCTAGTTTTGTTTCTGAAGAAGGCACTACTAGTAATGTTGGAGGTGGTGGTGGAGCACAAAGAGCTAGTGGATCTAGTAGCGGTGGTTCAGGCGGCGGTGCAGCTAGATCTGACGGTATAGGTTCAACTACGGGTGGCGCGGGGACTGCAGGGCAAGGTAATGCAGGTGGTAATTGTAGTACTCAACATGGCGGAGCTGGCGGTGGCGGTGCTAGTGCTGTAGGTTCTAATGGCCCATCAGGTAATGGTGGTAATGGATCAACATTCTCTATAAACTCGACTACTTATGCTGGCGGTGGTGGTGGAGGCCCTCAGTTTGGCGGGGGTACTGGCGGTACTGGAGGTTCTGGCGGTGGTGGAACTGCAGGAGCTGTTAGTGGTAGCGGAGCTCCGGGAACTGCAAACACAGGCGGTGGAGGTGGAGGTGGTGCTGATAATCCTAGCTATATCGGTGGTAACGGCGGTAGTGGTGTGGTTATCTTTGCTTATCTTGGTGGACAGAAAATGTCAGGTGGAGTAATAAGTACTGTAGGCGGTTATACATTACATACATTTAATTCCACAGGTACTTTAATAGCTTAAAGAGGATTATCGTGGCGTATTTTGCAAAATTAAACGAAGAAAACATAGTGACACAAGTGATTGTAGTTGCTAATGAAGACACAGTAGATCAAAACGGAATAGAGGATGAAGCAATAGGTGTTGCATTTTGTACTAACCTTTTTGGTGGCACTTGGAAACAAACATCTTACAGCGGTAACATTCGTAAAAACTATGCAGGTATTGGTTTCAAATACGATGCTAATTTAGATGCTTTTGTTCCTCCTCAACCATATGCATCATGGACTTTAGATGAAACAACAGCAAAATGGAAAGCACCTGTAGATTATCCTGTAGATGGAAAATCATATGACTGGAATGAATTAATACAATCTTGGCAAGAAGTATCTGCGGAGGGATAATGAAATTATTAATTGGCGTTTTAATTACACTTTGTTTACTTGTTTGCATACATCAAGCTCACGCAGAAACCACAACAATTAACCAAAAAGGAATGCCGGTACCTAGTGCTATGGCACCTAGTATGTCTGCGTTTTCACAAGATGTTTGTGCGGTGCCTATTAGTGCAGCGGGTAATTTAGGTTTTATCTCTTTATCAGGCGGCACAGTTTTACTTGATGAGAACTGCGTTAAGATTAAGTTAGCAAAGACACTCAACGATTTAGGACTTAAAGTAGCTGCCGTATCGGTACTATGTCAAGATCCTAAAGTATGGGAAGCAATGGAGATGAGTGGTTCACCTTGTCCTATGGGCGGTGCTGTAGGCTATACAGCTAAGAAAGCATGGTATGAAAAAGATCCTGAGAAGTTTAGAAAATTGTATGGTCCGAATTACACTCTTCCTACTCCTACTTCTACTAAGGAATAACGCATATGCTTGGTCATGCTCTTTTGCAAATACAGAAGAAGGCTGGTATCTTCAAGGATCAATGCAGTGTAATGGTATTGACACTCAGATTGCATTGCAACAACATTATTGCGTATGGTATAGACCGAATGATCCTTATTGCTCAATATATCAAGTCCCAGTTTGCAGCGCTCAAGTCGAGTATAGAACTTTGTCTTGCCCGATTAACCAAAGCGGTGCTATTAATGAAACTAGGTCTTATGAATGTTCTACACAAAGTTGGACAGGTTGGACAACAACTTCTAATAACTGTACGCCAAATCCTCCAACGTGTATTGAATCTACTGAAACGAGGCAGCTAACATGTCAAGCTGGTTACGAAGGATTATTACAGGAACAAAGAACTTCGATATGTTCAGATCCATATGGTTCGCCAACTTGGACTTCATGGTCGACAATATTAGATACTTGCAAGATGACGGTAGTGAACGTAAACAATGTGACATCACCCATAAGCCCAATAAGTCCTTTGAATCCAATAGTCACAACTGCGCCCATCATCCAACCCGAACCTGTAATTGTACAGGACATGACTGCATTGACAACGACAACAACGGAAACACCAGCTACTTCGGTAGCAACCGTAAAAAGCGAATCAAGTGGAACGACGTCTGCACCAAGCCCCGTTATAAGTACTACGACGACATCGGCTACCGTGAAAGCGCCAGAAACACCGAAGGGTAAAGAAGTAGTACCAGGTTTTGGCATTGTATTATCGATGCAGATTTTAAACGCAGGCTACAATATGCAGCAAGCGCAAATAGAAGAATCAATTAAACTAATTCAGGAACAAGACTATGAGCGACAACAAAATATATTCATTGAATTTATCAGCGCAAATGATACTGGGGATTATCTTATCCGTGCTAGTGCCATTAGGTGGCGCAGTATATTACGGAATAACCCTCTTCAACGATTTGACAGGGACGATTGAAGAAGTTAAAAAGATGTCTAGTGTAGAAACTAGAATCACTGTATTAGAAGATAGAACTAAATCTATCGACAGACAACTATTAGAAGTTATGATGTCTAACAATAGATCCCTTGAGAAAGCAAATGATGCTTATGGCAAAGCTATTGAAGCTAATAGTGTAGCTAAATCCACTCAAGATAAAGTTGCTGACAATGTAAACAATGTTAAAGAAGAAATGAAACAATTACGCAAAGCGATGATTAATCCGCTTAATAACTAGGAGAAAAATATGCTGTCCATCTTATCCTCAATTCTCGGCTTCGCTACTGCGGGGCTCCCAAATATATTAGGGTTCTTTCAACAACGTGGCGATCAAAAACACGAAAGAGAAATGGCTCAATTACAAAATGCACAAGCTTTGCTTATGGCAGAGAAAGGTTTTGTAGCTCAAGAAAAAATAGCTGCTATTGAATTAGAAGGCACGTACGCAGAAACGTACGCTCAAGAACGTTCAGCTTTATATGACCACGATAAGAAATTAGTGGAAGGCGGTTCTCAAACAGTTAAGAACTGGAATGCTATGGTAAGACCTGTAGTAGCCTTTATCTTTGTAGGTGAGCTAGTGCTTATTAATTTTGTATCATTAGCGTGGGCTATGTATTCTGGCGTTGACTTTATTGTAGCTTCACAAGAGGTATTTTCTACAGATGAAATGGCTATCGTAGCATCTAT